ATGTCCTTTATTACATAATACATCTAATTTTTGTTTATTATTAACATATTCAGTTGATAATAATTTATATCCCCTTTCTGCTTCTATACATTCTTTTACATAAGTAAAATTATATTTAGGTGTGATATTACAAACAGAACACCCTCTACCATTTGAAAACATATCAAATCTTATCTGAAATTTATGTCCTTTATTACATAATACATCTAATTTTTGTTTATTATTAACATATTCAGTTGATAAAAGTTTATATCCATGTTTTTCAAATTTTTTACTTACCTCTTCAATTGCCAATTTTTTAGGCATATTCTACTAAGTCCATTTCTTCTGTTAAGTTCTGAGCTTCAACTTCAATTATACTTGTTTTGGTTTCATCTGACCATACTAAAAATTTATGGTCTAGTGTACAGTCAATATATTTTTCATCATCGAGCCACACCCTGATTATTTTTTCATCAAACCTTGTCAATGCTGCATTTTTAATTTTTCCTGGTTCAACGTTCAACGTTTTCTGGTCAATTGAATAAACCCAATTTTCTTTACCTTCAGAATGTTCTTGAACTAATTGGTCTAATGTCAAGAACCTACCATCTAATAATGGTATTTCTGTATCATGTTTTATACAAAACACTTCTGGTTCGTTGGTAAGAGCCCCAGACTGAGGATTATACGTTTGTTTCTTTATAAATGATTGTTTGATTTTTTCCACGAATTTCATAGCTTTGTCACGAGGCATGGCACCTGTATCGATCTTAAAGACCAATCTTTCAGGCGACCTAATAAGTCTATAAATAATAACAGATGTTTCCAAAAGTTTTAATTGGTTGTATGGTACTCTGGCCTTTTCAAGATAACCAAGTACATTTATTTTTGTTTGACCATATATACCATAGTTGATATATCCAATCTGAGCCGGTTCAAATATAATTAATTTACCAAGTTGAGCATCTTTTTCAGCAGATTGTTTATTAGGTGGTCTTCTCATGTTTGGAAGAAGATATTGATAATATCCCATGATTCTACCGGTTTTGGGATCATATTCATAATCCATTGTATCAGAAGGAAGTTTTTTTACAGATATAATACCTTTACTTTTATTATTTTGATCTACTATTCTTTCATAAAATAATCTACCATCAATAAGATATGATCTCATCCAATCCCATAATGTATCATTAGCATCTATTCTTTCATAAAAAAGAGATTTAAATTCGTTATATAGTATTTTACTAATATTTTCATTATCAGCAAGTTTAGGGTCTGTAATGTCAAGAGATAACATATTTTCATCTTCATCAACATCACACATTTCGTTACAAGCATCTTCAATAACATCTGAAATTTCTGGATATTCAGCCATTTTTCTATATTCCATAATTCTTGCATATTCATTTTCAAATGCTCTACTAATATATGAATTATAGAATGAATTAAAAGAACCAAGAGATTGAGAACCATATGCACCAGCTAATTGAAGCATTAAAACATCTTCAATACCTTCACCTGTTCTCTTTTTAAAATCAGATGCTGTCATGTTAGCATCTCTATCTTTACCCTTAAATGCTGCTATTCTTTCATCAATCCTTTTATCACTGAGAAGATTATACCACGCCATTTGATACTCCTATTCTAAATTATTATCCTGTATAAATTTTCTTCCTTCTTCAAGAATCTTATTTCTTTTAGTAATAAAATTATCCCATATTAAGCATGGTTCATTACCAGCTAAAAGTTTTTCTGTTTTGGCCTTTTCTTCACCTAACATAGGTATCATATTTGACATAATTTTATTTATGTCCCTTTTTGATTTCACTATTTGATGATAAAATACTGGTGGATTTTTTATATATTCCCATTTTCCATCAATAAAACATACAGAAAATCCTTCTTTCTTTTCTAAAGGCTCTATTGTAGTTGAATTGGGGGGAAGTACTTTACCAGAAAACATTAATGTATCAGCATGACGTTTACTTTGTGGATCAAATATATGTAATAAAATGCCCATTTATATTTCTCCTTTTAATAATATATAACTATTGAACCTGGTATGACATAAGTATAAAATGTTCCATTAAAACGAAGTTTAGTTACAGGACTATCAATCGTATTATAATCATAAAAACCATATACACCACTCGCCCATGGTATATTGAAATGGTAAAATATACTATCGGTCATAGGATTATGATAAGATTCTAATTCAGATGGCACCCTATAAGTATAAAATACACCATGATAAACAAAATTGTGATATATACCAATACCTACATGATCTGTAATAGATGTTGATTGTGTAAGACCATCAACATCACCCCCAGTGGACCTTCCATATGTAATCCCATTATATACTACTTGTGATGCTCCTCCATCATTATAATTACCACCACTAGCACCTACACTAATAGATACTATTTCTCCTTCTAAAACAGGGATATCAGTGATACAATAACCACCCATTGAACCAGGTTTGACATAATCAGCAAGACCTTCAATAGTGAGAATACTGTAACCACCATCACCACCTCTAACTTCTACTAATATACTAGTTACCCCTGATGGTACAGTCCATGTGGTTGACCCTGGTGTATCAAATACAACGCTTCTGGGTTCTCCAGTGGGCCAAAGTCCACTATCAGCACTCGTCCCACTCGTCCCACTCGTCCCACTTGGTCCGATTGCTCCATTCACACCACTCGTCCCACTTGTAACACTTATACCAGAAGTCGGTGTTCCCCATGTGGGTCCTGATGATGTTGCTTTTAAATATTGGCCTACATGTCCATCATAAGGTGGAAAATCTCCGATATCAGACAATGATGCCCTACCTAATACAGTTGCAATAGTTTCAAATACTATAACACTATTAGTTTCATCAACTGCTACAATATAACCATCTTTCCCTGTATATGATGCTGGAGCATCTTCTAATTCAGTGAATAATTGTTTCCCTGATACCTTCCAATTAGAACCATCACCAACATATAATAATTTAGTATCTTGGCAAAATTCTAATCTTCCCTCTGAAGGTGTCTTACTTATTAACATATCAGCATATGTTGCACATCTTTCAACTTTTATTGACCCAACAGAATCTATTTCATGGAATTTCATTTATATAAGTACCTCATGTTGTATTTTCTATTATTTATAAGAATCAAAATATTTTATCAACCATGATATTATTTATAAAATTATATATAGTTTGTAATGTAAATTTTTATAAATTATTTGTAGCATTATTAATTCCCTCTAATAATAAACCTTTACAAATAGACTTATTCTTCTTCCATTCATTACTATTAATAGTTATAAGTTTTATGTTATTCTTCAAACATAACTTGTTTTTTATAATATCACGTTTATAATGTTCATTTAATGTATGATAATATCCATTATACTCTATTGCCATGTTTATATCTGGCATCCATATATCTAATTCTAACCAATGATTTGTATTTGGATTTATTAATTGTGTTCTATCATTTTCAATTATTGTTCCTTTATATATTGTTTTTATAAAATCTAATACTTCCTTTTCTTCTCCACTGTATAAACATTTTGGACATCTATAACCTCTTTTAAAATTATGAAATGTGGTTCTATAATGATGTTTTGATTTACATTCTATTGTTATTATTGAATTTACATTTTTATATAACATCATATCAGATATAATCTTGTATCCAAATTGTTTTATATAATTTTGTATATATCCTTTTGTATATTTTTGTTTACCAGAGCATATATTACATCGTGTTTTATTGTTTTTAAAATTATTTATTGATATATAACATTCATGCCCTTTATTACAAATCATTTTTAATTTTTTTGAATTATTTTCATATATTTCTGATACTAAAATATACTTTTCCTTTTCTACAATTTCTTTTACATTATCATATGATAATTTTGGTGTGCCAAAACATACAGGACATCTATTCCCATTATAAAAAGAATTAAAATGGGCATCATATAGATGCCCATTATTACATATTATATGTAATTTTGTTTTACTGTTTGTGTATTCAGTAGAAAGTAATTTATATCCTGTAGATGATACAAATGATTTTATATATTCATATGACAATTTCGGAGGCATATAGTCATAAGTCCATATTAAATAAATTTTTGTATACCCTCTATTACAGATGTGTATTCAATTGACGTTGAACACTCAAAATTTTTACTTCGTGGGCACCAGTTCCAATTTCCTCTATCTAAAACAGTATCTCTATCATTAAAACAACCGGAACATTTTCCTTTTGGTGTAATTATTCTAGCACAATTATCTTGAAACTCACCCCATACAGCACTATAACCAGAGATTAATACAGTAGGAACATCTAATGCCCATGCCATCCAAGTAGGACCAGAACTTACACCAATAAATAAGTCTGCATGCTGTATATTATTTATAGTTTCTTCCATTGGCCTATTAGTTTTATCTATAATTCCTTTAAGATTTGTTGGTTCTTTACTTATAACCATGACCTCATATCCTTTTGCCTTCAAATATTCAATAACCATAGGCCATCCTTTTTGGTTTAACCAATATTTACATTGAAATGTTGAATGTTCTGAAATTGCAACATATTTTTCTTTTATAGGTCTATCCTTAGTGGATTTTGTTATTTTAGGTCGTATTTCTTGATAATCTAATCCAAGATAATCAGAAGCGACTTTTTGTAAAGGAACAGACCTCCAATTATTTTTATTGGAATTATAATCATTATCTCTGCATCCTACTTCATAGTAAGCATATATATTTTCTACAGGGGCTTTATCAGGAAATACCCATATGATATCAGGATATTCTTTTTCATATAATGAATTATGAAATGTTCTCCCATATACTTTACAATTATGTTTTTTTCTAAATTCATTTATATAAGGTATCCATGCTATTGTATCACCAAGGGATGAACTATCTGTTTGTATCATAACATTTTTTCCTGTGCAATCAAATATATGTCGTGATACTTCTTTGCCATCATGTTTAATAATGATATCCCAATTTATATAATATCTCGGAGAAGGAGATCCCCAATGATTTGGTGTTAATGTAGTTTTATATACAGATAATCCGGTATCTCTATTAATGAAATCTACTTCATATTCTTTTGATGATTTACCAACAATCTCAACTTTAGCACCATTCATAAATGAATATATGAATTTATCATCATCTACATCCATAAAACCATCATCATATTCACTGTTCCATGTAATACATTTGATTCTATCATCATAAAATCTAAATATGGTATCTTGATATGTCATATTAGGATCTATGACAAATTCTTTATAATAATTACCAGACGATACTTTTATCACACCTATTTTTTCCATAACACTATATTCGGTTTTACCACTTTCTAATGTACCTTCATATATATCTGATACACCATCAACGATATGTTCAACTTTATATGTGCCCACAGAATGTACTCTATCATCTCTCATAACAAACATAATGAGCTTGTGATCATCTGTTTCAGATATACGAAAGTGCATTTCAGGTTCTTCATCCATTTGATCTCTTATATTCCCTCGTATAATTATCTTTTCTTTTTCTTCTGTTGATAAAATATAAGTATCCTTTAACATATTTCTATCTTTAAAATAATGATATATCCAGTGCTCTAAAATTAAATCAGATGTTGCATTTATTCTATCACACATTCTTGCAGATTCATCTCTATATTCTGACCATTTCTTCATTTCAATAATATTATCATCAAACCATTTTATATCAAATGAGAAAAAATTAGTTATAATACCATCTTGTTTTGGAATTGTATGGTGATAATCAAACCCTATGAATTTTTTACCTTTTGATCTATGGTAATTGGCCCTTTTTATATATGATTCTAAATTAGCTTCGACATCATATTCTATAAAATGGGCAAAATTATATTTATTTCTAAGAAATGTAGCAGCGTTTTTCATAGAAGTGAGACAACACAATCCATGATAAGGATTATTGAGTGATGTAACTATTTTTAATTTTTTATAAGAATTCATCCAGAATGTTAGACTGTAATTCTCACTTAAAGGGTTATTTTTATCATATATTAAATAATCAACTTTCTCTATAATGTTTAAAGGTAATGGATAATGAGTTACCAGAGCGATAGGTAAATTAGTTTCTTTTGCTTTATCTATACTATTTAATAGAATATCCATCTTTTCTTCTGTGTTAGGATAACAATCCATGATAATTACTTCATCATCATATTTTATTTCTTTTTTGTATGCAATTGCCTCAATACAATCTTGAGAATGTGAAAAAACCTTTTTTATTGAGATATCAAAAAATCCCGTATCTAATAACATATCTCTCAATATATCTACTGTAAATCCAAACTTATGTTCTTCTCCTTGTCTTGTCTGAAGGCCAAATATGGTATCCATAGAAAATCCTGTTTTATCTTCTGATTTTTTCCATTCTTCAATAATAGATTCAAAATCAGGGACTTCTATATGTATTTTTCCTTCATATTTTAATATTCTAAACCATTCATTTAATGCTTGTTTTATATCATATTTGTTTAGATGTTCAAGAAGATGTGATGAATAGAGTTCAGATACAGAATGATCTTCATATGGAAGAGATAGTGCATCAGCCATTTGGTCAGCTTTATCATAATATTTATCGATATTGATATATCCTTTTTTTGGATATTCACCACTACCTATATTTAATTTTACTGGATAATACTTGGTATAGTCAATTTTATTAATTATATCCATAGCAATATTTGCAGAATTTTGCCAAGTAAAATTTCTAATAAAATCAATGTTATCCATTGTGTATTTTCTACATTCGTCATAATTTTCATATATATATCTCATCTGTTTTTTCATGTCATCAAAATCAGGTTCAGACCATACACCAGGCACATTATCTTGAATAAATACATTTTCAGGTTTTTTAAATTCTTTTACTTTCACTTTATAAGCATATTTACCAAATTCTAATGAAGCACCCCAATCAACTATAAGTGTAGGTGTTCCACAAGCAAGAGCTTCACATGCCGGAAGACCCCATCCTTCTGATCTGGATACCATCAATAAAGCATGTCCTCTTTGCAAGTAATCTATATATTTTTCATCGGATGGAAAATGAAGGATTTCAATTCTATCATCTTGTAATCCATATTTTTCAAGTCTTTCTTCAGTCGATTTGTATTCATCAACAGGCCACGGATTATCAGCTGATATTATTAAACCTACTGGTTCGTCTTTTTCAAATTCCTCTATAAATGCTTGAACCATTTCTTTTGTATATTTTCTATAATCCCACCTACCAAATATCATAAACTTGAATCTTCCATCATCAAATCTTTTTTTATTGAACCAATCAATAGGTTTAAATTTATCTATATCAACACCTTCTGGGACAACAAATACTTTATCACTGGATATCCCTTGTTTTATTGTGCAATCTCTTTGCCATTGAGTAGGAACCCATATTTGATCAAATTCTTTTAATTTCTCAAAAAATTGTACTGGTTGTTCGGTTGATTCCCATACGTTTAGCGCTATTTTAGGCCCTTGATAAGAATCGTAAAAATACATGTGATTAGTTTCCATCAAGATTATATTCAACAATTTTTCATTGGATTTTGGGTTGAAAGGTGTTCCTATTTCCCAAGGCGGTTCTCCCCATGTTTGATGAACTACCATATCTTTTTGTGATTGAGTTAAATATGATATATTCGATGTATGGGTAAAATTACGAATTCTTACAGGTATCCGTTCATTTAATGCAGTAAAAAATTCTCTGGCATGATTTGCATAGCCTGTGTGTCCACAAAAAGGCGCATGCGCATATATTAAGCTAAACATTTTCTCCCCTTTCAACATATTATATTTTTTAAAGATTCTGATATTTTTTTATTTCTTTCAGCACTTGATTCATGTCCTTTCAATGCTTTAGAAATTTTTTCCTATTAACATAACAACTTATCTCCTTTAATCTTTTTAATTATTTACTAAAATATGGTTGATGTGTAAATTTATTTCTTATCTTTAATTCGTTTCAAATAGTAATACCATCTATTAGGTGTTATTATAAAATATATTATATTAAATATCCACCCAATAGGATATCTTTTAAAAGCATAAAAATCAGCCTCTCTTTCATCTTCTAGCCAGAATTCATTATCAGGATCAATAGAATGGTATTGTTCATGTGCTATTATATAGTTTTGATGTTGTTTATTTAACCACAAGTTTTTCCATAAATCTTTTCGTACTTTTAGATTATATGTTCCATCTTCGTGATGAATACATACACCTATCTGACCCTTTTCAAGTTCTGATTCATCTATTAATTCAGGTTCAATCATTATATTATCTCCTTATAAACCGGCTTTTATCATTCCGTCCATAAATTCTTTCATATTCCATTGCATCTTTTCAAGAGCCTTTCTTAATCCATCATAAAAATCAACAACCCATTTTTGCCTTCGGGCAATCTGATTCATTTTCATCATTTTTGGATCTTTTGGTATATAAAATTTTTCAATCTCACTATATTTTAAATCTAGTTGAATGTTTGTTTTATAATGGTTATATAATTGTCCTGTGAGTTGTTCTTTCATTTCCATTATTTTATCATATTCGTTTTTTTCTCTGTGAAACAGTTCTGTGAAATGCCATATTTGTGAAGCATTTGTTGATAATTTTTCTTGAATATTAATTTCACTAAATGATAGTAATTCCTTTATATTCCAACGTACTGATAATTCCTCTATTACTTCATCATATGATTGTTCTTTTTTTTCATCTTGCATGATTATATACATACCTCCCGATTTTTATATTATTTTATCAAATGATGAATAAAATGTAAATTAACTTGACATTTCTTTTTATTTATGTTATTATAATATATAAGAAATAGAAATATACTATAATTTTAGAAGAGAGGAAGAAGATGATAAAGAGTTCTAATGTTGTTTATCGTAGAGATGGGCATTGGTTCACTGGTAGTATAACAGAAGATAGTCTTAGGAAAAAGAAACAGATTCAAAAATTATCAGATGTCACAAATACAGAGAAATATCTTACATTAAAACAATGGATTAAAATGAATAAAGACTCTGTTAATGCAGATGAATATCTTAAAAAACTAAAGATAGAACGTTTGTATATAAAGATGCCTGATGATATTAATGTTTCTAAGTCAAAAAAGATTACAAAAACAAAATCAGTGGATACAGTACCCCCAGAATCAAAGGAGATAAAAGAACAAAGAGGATTAACAGAAAAGGAATGGTGGTCAAAATATAATGACTTATGTGTAACATGTAAGAAGAAATGTAAACAATCATCACATGTTACAATTATTAAATGTAAGAGAGAACCTATGTAAAAATTCATTATTGACTTTTTATAATAATAATGTTATAATAGTGTCTTATTCAGATAAAAATTACTATAACTTATAAAATGTTTGAATCAAAAAGGAATAGAAGATAATGAATTCAAATTTACTTGAACAACTTATAATAAAAGCATGTCTACAAGATACAGGATTAATAGCAACCCTTTCATCTACGTTTAAAAAGGATTATTTTGATAATTTAACAGCCTCACAAATTTATAATTATATAATAACTAAATTTAAGCAATATCAAACAATTCCACCTAGAGTAGAAATCATTGCTGAAATTGATAAAGAAAATGATAATGCTGAAGCATTTATTCGTGATGTTGACAGTATAGATTATGATATAACCAGAAATTATACAAGTTTGTTTGATAGTATTAATGATTATTTAAAAGAAAAGGCCGTAAAGAAGTCTATATTAACTTCTGTTGATGTAATAAACAATAAACCCGATGAAATATCAAGTATAAAAGGAATTATTGAAGAAGCATTATCAAAAGATCTGAAAATAGACTTAGGTTTAGATTATTTCGGGGCATTAAAGGATCGTTTGATAAGAATAATGAGTACAGATGTTACAAGAGTACCATCATATTTTCCTAAATTTGATGAATATATATCTGGTGGGTTTCCGCCATATACACTATCCATAATGCTCGCCAGGATACATGGTTTTAAGTGTATTTATGGTGATGGTATTATTACCATTATGGATTCAAAGAATTTTATTAAAAAAATAAAAATATCTGATTTATATAAACATTCTTGTATAGATGAATGTAAGCAACAAAATAATTTTGAACAAAAACCAAAACTACTTTTGTTTCAAAGGAAATATGGAGAAATAGAAGGAGAAAAAAGATATAATGAGTGGCAGAATATCAACAAGAAAGGGTAAGGGATCTCTTCCTTGGTATATTAAGAAATATGGTAATATAGAAGGAACGAAAAAATACCAAGAAAAAACAAATAAATTGAAGGGCTGTCACTCCCTTCCTTGGTATATTGAGAAATATGAAGGTAATAAAAGATATCAAGAGTATTGTTCCTATAAAGAGATTATAATAATAATCCGGTTGAAACAATTCAGAAATGTTTGGAGTTCATAAATGGATAATATTTGTAAAGAGTATAGAAAATGTGAAGATATTTCGATATATACAAATATAGGATGGGTTCCTGTTGATTATGTATTAAAAACAATCCCATTTGAAAAATATATTGTACTATTTGAATCTGGCAGAGAAATAGAATGTGCTGATAGACATGCTTTCATAAATGAAGAATATAAAACAATCATAACCAAGGATTTAAAAATAGGGGATAGAATACTTTCTGATGATGGTGTTGATATTGTGTTTGATATATTCAATACTGGTGAATATGAAGAAATGTATGATGTCAGTCTAAGAGACCATCATCTTTATTATGCAAACGGTTTATTGTCACACAATTCAGCATTTTTGGCTAATATGGCGGCAAGACAAGTTCTAAATGGATGGAATGTTGTTCTTGCTTCATTAGAAATGTCAGAAGATGCCTTTGCACAAAGATTTGATGCTATCTTTTCAATGTATGATATAAACAAATTATATAAGGATTCCCAAGTAAGGAAAAAACTTCCTTCGGCATTAGATAAGGTAAAGGGTACATCTGGTAGAGGAAATCTTTGGATAAAGCAGTATCCTACAGGTAAGGCAACGGTTGAGGATTTTAGAAAATACATAAGAGAATTAACAATGAGAGGACTGAACCCTCAAATATTTATTTGTGATTATATGAATCTGATGAAGCCAGCATATAAAAGCAAAGGAGATATGTATAATGATGTTAAAACAATTTCAGAAGAATTAAGAGCAATGTCATTTGAATTTAAAATGCCTATAATATCTGTTAGTCAGTTGAATAGGGAGGGTATGAATATACCCTTTGAACAAGTTGATTTTACATATATATCAGAATGTTTATCTTTAGATACCTCTGTGTTGAAATGGGATGGTAAAATATACATTGCTGAAAAAATATCAAATCTAAAGAAAGATGATATAATTATGGGTAGCAAGGATAATGTTTGTGTAAAAAGACTCTTCAATAAAAAAATTAAAAAAATGTATAAAATAAAAACGAAAAGTGGTAAGGAAATAATTTGTTCAGCAGATCATAAATTCCCAACATCAGAAGGTATAAAAAATATAAATAGTGGTCTTTGTGTTGGTGAAAAATTGAAAACTTTATAAATAGATATAAATCAGTTGTGGGGGTAAGACGATGGTAAAGTTTTCAATGCTAAATAAAGAAGATAAGTTGAATAGATTATATAATAGCCCTGTATGGATAAAAAAAATTGGTAATTTTTATATTGATAAAGAAAGGGAAACTATTATAATATCTATTATTTCCAAATGGGAGAAACTATATATTACAGATATAGTAAGTTTAGCGAGGCTTATAAGATATGCTGAAGTTGATGAAATAAAAAATAACTATAATGTGTTATCAACAACAGATGGTATTGAAAAAAGAAAACGAAAATTAAATATGTTCATTCTTCAATATGGGAAAAAAGAAGGTAGCGCACGATATGGCCAATTTACCAATAAACTTAATATATTGAATAGATATATTAAAAAATATGGTGAAATAGAAGGATATAAAAAATATGGTCTTTATATAAAAAAACTTTCTGTTTCACAGCAAAAAAAGGTTATTCGTGAAGGAAAAATAATTCAAAAAGAGAGATCCCTTTTATGCAAGGAGTATTGGATGAAAAGGGGATATTCTAAAGACGAATCAATTTTATTAGCAAAAAACCATTCTAATATGTTAGTAAAAAATTCTCATAGTGTTGTTCATGTTGTACCAAGAATACATAGACTCAATACATTAGATTATTGGTTATATAATGGATATGATTATGAAACAGCATGTGTAATGAAAAAAATACAAACTGATAAATCTATACAATCAAAAGAGGAATATAAAAAGAAATATGGTGAAAAATGGGAAGAAAAATGGGATGTAATGCAAGAAAAGAGAAGGATAAAAACACTCAAAACTATATCAAAAAATAATGGGTTTAAATGTAATGCATCTAAACAATCTTTATTGTATTTTTTACCTTTAAAGTGTTGGATAATGAAAAAATATAATATATCAGAAGATGATATATATATAGGGATTGATGGTTCAAAAGAATTTTTTCTTGCCAATTCAACACAATATTATTTTAGATATGATTTTACAATAAGGACAAAAAAGATTATAATAGATTATCATGGAGAGAGATTTCATCCGTCAAAACATATAATACCTGATAAAGAATGGTATAAGTGGAAATCACCATATGGAATATCTTCTACTATACAGTATAATATAGATATTAAAAGAAAAATAGTAGCAGAAGAATTAGGGTTTAAATATTATGTAATATGGTCATATAAAGAATATGATGATGAAATAAAAAATGTAATGAAATTTATTGAGGATAATATATGATAGAGTATAATGATGAAATAGAATCTATTGAATATGTTGGTGAATTAGAATGTATGGATATTGAGGTATCAGGAGATCATTTATTCTATGCTAATGATATACTTACAAAAAATAGTATTGGAACAATGGCGAGTGCTGATTTTGCTCTTATCTTTGGTAGTGATGAATCTCAGGCAGTATATGAATCTGAACTATTTTATAAAATTGTAAAGAATAGATTAGGTGGTAGGGTAGGTGAAATTGATAAATTTTATACAGATATGAGAAATTTAAAGATGTATGATAGTATGGAATTAGATAAATGGCTTGATGATTCTGGAATATCAGGTGATACCAGAAAAAAGGCAGAAGTTATAGATAGAGTTGAAAATAATAGAGGTAGAAGATCAAGAAGGGAAAGAAGATAATACTATATAAAGGAGATGATAAATGTCAGATAAAGTTTATGTAAAGTTATTTGGTTCGGGGGATGATGAAGTTTTTATAAAGATTCCATATGGATCGCCTATTCATAATGTAACAAAAGATTCTAATAAAAAACCAAATATGAATTTTTTATCTAAAATATTTCCATATAAAAAATTGGTTGGTGATAAGTTAGCATATATACTAAAAAATTAAAAATATAAAAAAAGGAGAATATTATAATGCTAGATTTAGTTAGTCCTAAAGAAGTACATGAATACGCAAAAGAAAAGGGTTGGTGGGAAAAGAACAGGGAAATACCAGAACTTCTATGTCTTATTCATTCAGAAATAAGTGAAGCATTAGAAGGATATAGAAATAATATACCCATTGGTGATAAGGGATGGGTTGGTGAAGAACTTGCTGATGCTGTTATTCGTATTTGGGATATGTGTGAAGCATATAACATAGATATTGTTTCAGAAATGAATAAGAAACATCAAATAAATCTAGAACGTCCATATAGGCACGGTAATAAAAGGTGTTAATAATTTTTTAAATATGATGTATAAGGATGGGATAATGAAGATTCAAATATTGAGAGCAAAACACAATAATTTATGGTATAATAATAAGATATTGCAAGAATTTGAGGTCGATGAAAATAAAGTGAATGATAAAATGTTTTTTTTATCTAAAAAAGAATTAAAAAGAATGAAGAAAGCTCGTCATCTTGATATAGGCATACTTAAAGAAGATTGTTTAGAGATTTAATGATGGATGCTACTACTAAAAGAAAATTAAATTTATTAGATAATATGATAAATGGATGTAAAGGATGTGAATTATATCATAATGGTAGAGTAAAACCATATTGGACAGAACAATCTTCTTATATCATAATAGGTGATGTCCCTAATGAAAATGAAGTTTCTAATAATGAACCATTTACAGGAAAAGATAAATCTATATTTTGGGAAATAATGAAACAATATGGATTTAAAAAAGAACAGTTTCTTATTATCAACTGTGTGAACTGTAAACCAATAAACCAAGATGATAAATTTATGGAATATGGATTAAAATGCTGTAATAAATGGTATATAAAATATCTTAATGTATTATTACCACTTAAAGGTATCATATTTGGACAAAATACTCAAAAAATTATTTTAAATGAAAATAATAATATGATATACTGTAATGCAACTATTACATCTTATAGAATAGAAAATTTTAATTCTCCTCTGATCCCTTTTGTAAGGTCTGTTCCTCCTATATATGCTACATATACAGAAGGAGGTAAACGATTATTAGAAAATAGTATAAGTAAATTTAAATTAATTTAGGGGTGTATTATGGATATTGTGAATATAAGAGAGTATGAACAATACTTACGAAAATGGAAATCAAAATTTAATATTCTTTGGTTTTGGGATATAAAAATTATTAATGATAAAAAAACATATTGTCAGATAAGATATAATATAAAAGATAGATATGCTATTATATATCCATGTGATATAGAAAATCCTGAAGATTATGTTTTACATGAAATAGTAAAATTAGCTATGATAGCATCTCAAACACAAGAAGATCAATTATCTTTTATTGAAGATTTATGTACCATCATAGAAAAATAATCTTTACAAAATAATCATTTTATGTTATTATAAGAAATAAATTAGAAAATATAAGGAAAATTTGTTATGTTTCGTAATGTCTATTATGATACAAGAAAAAGTAAAATTTGTTTGTGGGATCAAGTGCGAGGTAAAAATGTATATACCAGCATTAATTGGGTTCCATATGTATATGAATTAGCTGACGATGGTGATATAAAAACTATCGAAGGAGAAACAGCAAAAAAGATAACATTTAATACATACAATGAGTATTATGTATATGCTAAGGAACATCCAAATTGCAAAGAAAATTTATTACGGCCAGAAATTCAGTTTCTGGCCGAATATTATCATAAAATCCCTGATGATGAAGTAGAAAATCCAAATTTAAAGGTATATTCTTTGGATATAGAAGTGTGTGCAGATAAAGCATTTCCAAAAGCTACCGAAGCCAAAGATCCTGTATCACTTATATCTGTATATGATATGATGAATAAAACAACCATATCATTCGGTATTAAACCATATGACGGTAAGTATTTGAATGAACCTTGGTTTACATTTGTTCATTGTAAAGATGAAGAAATGTTACTAAGACAGTTCTTTGGATGGATGCATAAAAATCCATGTGATGTTATAACGGGTTGGAATTGTATTCCATTGACGAATTATATATTCAAGTCAAATGAAATTGCACAATTATCAAGTATTATTCCGGGTGATATGCTATCCTTATCAAATGAGGTTGATATAGTATATCCGAGGTCTAAAAAGTTGGTTAGAAGGATAAAACTTGGGAATGGCAGTTCAATTGAAACATCAGGAGATCATATCATACCAATAAGATATATTAATAAGAATTCCTATACAAAACTTATAAAAAACGATAAATCTAATAATCACATATATGATGTGGATATGAAAGTTGATGATATACCATTTGAAGAACAATCCTGTTTTGTTCATGTTCCGTTTGATTTGAATGTAAATAAGTGTAATGATATTGATAATAACTTATTATATTTAGCAGGATTAATATACACCGATGGATCATTGAGAAATAAATCGTGTATATATGATGAATATAGAATATATGAATCAAATACAGAATTATTGAATAAAATACCATATATTACAACAAAAATATGTGGAAATAGAGATCATGGATTTTATCGAAATGTAAAACACTCTATTGTAAAACCAGTTCATAATCTCATATATGATGAACAGGGTAATAAGGCCTTAAATATATCAATGCTTAGTCGGTTATCTAAAAAACAATTTTATTATTTTCTTTCTGGCCTTCTCGATGGTGATGGGATTGCTAGTTCTACAGGAATGTCATATTGTGATTACACTAAAGACGGAATTGATAAACTATATAACTTATGCTTATGGAATGGTATATTTATAACAAGAAGTAAAAATATTATGCATTTTATAGAGTATGACTTCAATTCATTACATTTAAATCATCCATATAGATGGAAGTCAATGAAAAAAAGTAGTTTAAATAGGAATTCATCTCAAAAAGCTTCTAAAATCAGATTCAAAAAAATTGATAATGAATATTATATAAGAATAACTGATATTGAAGAAACGGATAAAGAAGTAGAAATGGGTGATATAAAAACAAAGACAGGATATTTTATATCAAATGGTGTAAATGTTCACAATTGTATGACATTTGACTTACAGTATTTGATAAACAGGATAGAACGAATTACAGGTGATGAAGGATCATATGCTCTTTTATCTCCTATAAAAAATGTAAGAACATGGAAACCAAAAGATGGTGATGATGTAAATATAGATATAGCTGGTGTTACTATACTTGATTATCTTGATATATATAAATGGTATAGTCCTAAAAAACTTGAACGATATACTCTTGATTATGTATCTATCTTTGAACTCAAGAAAGGAAAGGTAGATTATTCTGTATATAATGATTTACGTCAACTATATCATGATGATTGGAATTTATATGTAGAATACAATGTAATTGATTCATTACGAGTAGGACAATTAGAAGAAAAACTTGGATATATAAAATTAGTTCAAACATTATCGCTACTTACAAAAGTACCCATGAAGTATTATCATATACAAACAGCTCTGATTGAAGGTATGTTTATTACATATTTTAGAAGAAATGGTATGTGTGCACCCACTTTTTATGGTGGCACACAAGAAAGTTATGAAGCTGCTTATGTCAAATCTCCAATTCTTGGTATGCATAATTGGGTAATAGATTTAGATATTACATCTTCGTATCCAACAGCTATCATTACATTAAATATGTCAAATGAAACATATTATGGTAGAATACTTGGTATGACAGAGGATCAAGTAATGAGTTATTCAAGAAATAAAAATTTTCCAGAATTTCAAATGATGAAAAATATAGGAAAAATGGAATTTTCAAATAAAAGACTTGATTTATTTAATAATGCTTTAAAAAAGAAATTATTGTGTATAGCTCCATGTGGATCTGTTTTTATTACTAATCCATTGGGTGTTATTGCTACCGTGGAAAAAAATACTTTTCATAAAAGAATTGAAGTAAAGAAAAAAATGATAAAACTAAAAAAATCTTTACCTGATTTAAGAGGTAAAATGCTTGAGGATACAAAAGAAAAAATTGCCAGATATAATAGTTTACAGAATGCTTTAAAAATTATTCTAAATGCTACATATGGCGTTCTTGCTACACCATACTTTAGATATTTCAATATAAACATAGCTGAAGCCATCGTTTCTTGTGGAAGGCAGACAATAAAAGCAGGTGAATCAATAGTAAATAATTTATTAAACAATCCTAATGATGAATTAAAGGAAATATTGAAAAATATCAAAGAATAGTGTTCTATCAATAAATGTAAGGATGGTTTCATTATATGATTACAAAAGGAGATAAAAAAGTAGAGAACATTGATTATGTTCTCTACTCCTGAATTTGATACAGATAGTTTGTTCATAAATGTTGGTTTGTTTATAGAAAAAAATATTGGTAAAGAAAAATGGCTTCAAATTACTGATGATAAGAAAATAAGTATTATAAAACAAGTAGCAAAGGTGATTGAAGAGAATGTAAATGATAAATCATATCGTGAAATACAAAGAAAAACATATAATTCCTCTGAAACAGATTTTCGTATAAAATTTAAACAGGAGATTATTGCTAAATCAGTTCTTTTTGTAAAAAAGAAAAAATATTCTTGTTGGATAATAGAAGAGGAAGGGGCTTCAGTTGATTATATTAAGACAACTGGATTAGAAATTGTCAGATCAGATACACCTGAAATTGTAAGGCCCTTTTTAAAAGATATAATTACAATGATATTAAAAGGATCTTCTGATTACGAAATATCTGATAAAGTACAAAAGGTTAAGAAAGATTTATTAGCATCTATACCAGAAGAAATATCAACTAATATAGGGGTACATGAATTATCAAAGTATATAGGAGTAAATAATTTATGTAAAAAGGGAACCCCAATGCATGTAAAAAGTGTTGCTAATTATCGTTCGTTATTGAATATATTGAAGTTGGAAGATAAATATGAAGATATAGTTGATGGAACAAAGGTAAAGGTTGTATATTTAAAAAAGAATAAATTTGGATTTGAAAGTATGGCCTTTCTTAGATGGCCTACTGAATTTGACAAGGTTATTCAAATTGATTATAATAAACAGGTAGAGAAAACTTTTACAAATAAAATAAGTATCTTATTAGAGCCAATGAATAAATTAAATATTATGAATGGAAAGATTAAAGAAGTTATAGGTTTATTTTTTTAAATTGATGGTAAATAATGAATGTATATCATTGTAATGTATGGGATTTCATAGGAGAAGTTTCTGCTATATGCATAACTACTAATGGGTATGTAACTTCAAGTGGAAAAAATATAATGGGAGCTGGAATAGCAAGAGAGGCTAAACGTAGATATCCAAATATAGATTTTAGTTTAGGAAAAAAGTTGACAAAATATGGAAATCATGTTATGCTACTGACAATAGAAAAGGGAACATCAATATTCTCTTTTCCAACAAAAAGAGATTCATTTGATTTTTCATTTCAAGAAAATTTTCCTGGCTTTGCAAATGAAGGTTTGAAGAATAAGATGATAGGATGTTCAAAAATTCCGGGTTGGGCAATAAAATCAGAAATAGAATTAATAAAAAGATCAGCTAATGAATTGATGGATATATGTAATTTATATAAATTAGAGTCCGTATTGCTACCCAAACCCGGATGTTCACATGGTGGATTGAAATGGGAGAATGTATCACCAGTATTAGATAAGATATTAGATCATAGTAAAATATTTATAGTTGAATCAAAGGAGATAGTAGATAGAGAAAGGATTATGAAAACAATTGAAGGTCTGATATATTGAGAAAAAGAGGTAATATGAATATGAATATGGATTGTTGTGATAATATTGAGTGCATGTGTGGAAAAATAGAAGATCAGGTAGAAAGCCCAAATTCTATTTCTGTAGAATGGAAAGAAGAAGAAAGTGATATTATTAAGCATGCAAAGAGAGAACTTGAACTTTCTGGATATGACTTGAATCAAACCGAAGAAGATCCAAATAAATGGATGGTTGAAAATGTTCTTGAACTTTTACGAGTGTTTGATAAACAGGGTCATTCGGGGTTTCAGGATCATATTGTATCAATTATTTTAAAAAATTAGCAAGTTATGATATACTAACCCCACTTACAGGTGATGATACAGAATGGAATGAAATTGCTGATAACATGTGGCAGAATAATAGAGTTGGTCATGTGTTCAAAGAAGCTGATGGATGTTGTTACGCAAGCAAGGATAGTCGTGTTTATATAGAATTTCCATATACCCCTGTCCATGAATATGTGGATGTTGAAAAGGAGAATAATAATGAGTAGATCTAATAATGAAGAATCAAAAGGAATACGAATGATTGTTAATAATATTTTTCATGGATATATTACAAATGGTACAGAAGCAATGGGTCAAATTTTAGAAGTAGGAATTGGTCAGGTTCATTTAATGCCGGAGGATGCTATAAAAGAATGGATTTTTAAAGCTATTTTAGTTGCCGAAGAAATTCTTACTTGGAAAAAAGATAACGCATTAAAAAGACGTATAATGATGTATAAAAAAAGTTTAAATCATTGTGTGGGTAGAGATAATGCTATTTCTCTTTATGTAAATATGTCATTGTCATGTAGTGGTATGTCCGTTTTATCAGGATATGGTATGTGTACAACAACAACAAGTCATGGTAGAATAAAATCACAAAGTAAAATACATTTGAATCCTGAAAAAAGATCAATTTATAAAGGTTCTAACAGTTGATTAAAAAATTATGAAAAATTATTAAAAACTATGTAAAATTAATAATCTATTAATATAAATACTTAGTGAAAGGTTAAATATGGAGAAGAAGCCTATGGTCGTAAGAGTTACTAAAACAGAGTTTGAATTAGATGATGGAAGAATATTTCCTCACCCAGTAGAACTTGATGACGTTCCTACTATTGAGGAATTTCAGAAAATTTATGACAAAAGCCGTAAACTTGTTTCTGATATGCTGAAGGATGATAATGACTAATAATCTTATAGATATATCTGAAGCATCTCAACTTCTTGGAGTGGATAAGTCTACTTTGAGGTATTGGGATAAAACTAATAAACTGAAACCACAGAAAACCGCTGGTGGTCATAGAAGATATTTATTATCTGATATTAAGAAACTTCAAGGTATATCTGAAGACTGTATAGATGATGGTATTAATGAAAATAATGTAGCTGTTTATTGTAGAGTTTCCTCACATGAGCAGAAACAAAAAGGTGACTTAGAACGTCAAAAAGGCAGACTTCTTGAATATTGTATTAAGAAAAAGTATCAAGTAGAGTATATCTTCGAAGAGGTAGGTTCTGGTATGTCTGATACAAGAACTAAACTACATAGGTTGTGTGATGTAGCTGAAAAGAGAAAGATATGTAAAATTATAGTAGAACATAAAGATAGATTAACAAGATTTAACTATTTGATATATGAAAGATATTTTAAAAGTTTAGGCGTTGAAGTTATTATTGTAGAAGAGACTCTACCTAAAACTTATGAAGCTGAGTTAGTTGAAGATATTATGTCTTTAGTAGCCTCGTCTTCATCTAAAGTTTATGGAAAAAGAAGTGCGGAAAATAGAAGAAAGAAAAAAGAGATGGTTACATGTTAGATTTTGAAAACTCTCATCATTTAGAACCAGAAATAACTTGGCAAGACTGCGCTACATTTATATATGATGCTGTTTTGGATGGAAAATTAAATAGAGAAGATTTCATTAAGCTTTTTATATTATCTGGTCAAGAAATGTCTGATCCTCGACATGTAAGAATATTTGCTAAAGCATTAGGAGCTTTTTTCAAAAGAGATTATACAGATTTAAAGTCTGAAGAAAAACCCGCAGTGCTTGTAATAGTAAACAATAAAAAATATTTAGTCTCGCATAACAATGAAGAAATAACTATAAATGAAGCAAATGATTTAAAAGACTTATCAGACTATTCTTTTATTATTACACATGAAACTGAAGCAGATGGTAAAATAGCAGCGTGGGAAAGAAAAGAAAAATACATAGAGAGAATATAGGATGAAACTAATAAGATCAACTAAATGTAGTCTGAAGTTTGCTACAAAACATAAAACCGCTGAATTACAATCTATCCTTGCAGAGTATGGTAAAGTTTGTAATATCTTTATAGATCACTTTTGGAAGAACGAAACTCCTTCTAAAGCTGAACTCCTTAAAGATATAGTTGATCTTCCTAAAGAGACTTGGCTATCTGCAAGGTTGAGAAAAGTTGCTGCCCGTGAATCTATTGACATGATCAAGGCAACTAAAGAGAGATGGAAGTCTAAACCAGATAAGATGAAGATGCCTATACATAAAGGCAAACGAATGTATGTGTCTTGCACCATAGCTGATCTCAATGAGTCAGAAGAGGCTACTGAATTTGATGCTTGGTTACATATAGCTTCGGTAGGAGATAAGCATATTTTAGATTTGCCCATTAAATTCCATAAGCATTTCAATAAGATAGCTTCTATTGGTAAAAGATTAAATAGTTATATTATTACTGATAAGTATGTTCAATTTAGTTTTGAAGTCGAAACCTTACCTAAAAAAGAAGGTAACAAGGTTTTAGGTATAGATACTGGTATTAACGCTCTTGCGTCTCTTTCTAACAAGATACAGCTTGGTACAGATATTAAATCTTGTATAGAGAGGATAAAGAGGTGTAAGCAAGGATCAAAAGGTCAGAAACAGGCTCGTAGAGCTTTAAAACAGAGAATAGATGAAGTTGCTCAAGAGATTATTAAACTCGATCCTGATATGATTGTAGTAGAAAAGTTGAAGGATTTAGGTAAGAATACAAAAGTCAAACGTCTATTGACTAAAAATATTAGACGCTCTATCGGAATCTGGAATTGGAAGTATTGGTTAAAAAGGTTAGAACAAGCTTGTGAACTTAACCGTGTTAAGTTCCGCACTGTAGCTTCTTTTTATACCTCTACAACCTGTTCAGAGTGTGGTTATTCTGATAGGATGAATCGTAATGGTGAGCTATTTAAGTGTCTAAAATGTAACCACGAGATGAATGCGGATATAAATGCCGCCTTGAATATACTCAAACGATTCATTACAGGAGTCTACGGTTCCTGTTGCAAACCTGAAGAAGTAATGAACTTTAATTTTTCATAACTTTAAAGGAACGGTATAAGAGAAACATGTGGTAAACCACCTTTTGTTATTACTAATTATGTAGAGAAAAAGAAAAATGATACAATAAACTTATTTTTTACATAGGAGATATAATGGATAAAAATGTTAATTTATTCTTTAATACTAATGAAGTTAAAGATGTAGAAATGATTGTTAATACAAATGAAGATTGTATGCCTCTATATACAGAATTGAATATGTCACAAGATTTGAATATAGTATGGTCAATAATTCGTGATATGGATGAAAAAACATTTGAGGAATATGCTGAAAGATTAAGAATATATTTATTGAATAAGTATGATAATGAACATTATGGTGTCGGTGGTGGAGATGTATCTCTTGAAAATATTATAGATAGATTACAGAAATTTAATAAACTCAATGTAAATAATAATGATATGATATATTTTGAAGATAATGGAAACCAAATACTCAAAGGATACAATACATGGTCATCTGTTGTAGATCATTGGTTCCCAGAAATGATGGAAGTAGAAATATCAGAAGGATTATCTGGTATTAAACCATCAATTATTGGTGTATTAAGAGATAAAGATTTATGTATGAAAAAAATGAAACGTATATTATGGAAAGACAAACTTAATGGATGGCGTGATGATCCTAATAAATCAGTATGGCCAACATTAAAACAAAGTTTAAGAATGGGATCAGGTACTCAACCAGTTACAAATATTCGTGGGACAGTTGCTAAATGGGTATGGGAAAATGGAATGTTATCTAATAAACATTTGGATGAAATTGTTGTATATGATCCTTCTATGGGCTGGGCTGGTCGTTTAATAGCGTTTCTAGCAGCCACAAATAATCCCGAATTAAAAAATAAAAAGTGTGTATACATTGGAACTGATCCTAATTCGAAAATTCATTCAAGATATAAAATGATTGAAAATTTTTGGAAAAAATATATTGATCCCACATGTAAAGCTGAAGTAATTCCATTATGTTTGCCAGCAGAAGATATTTGTAATGACCCTGTATTTAAAAAATATAAAGGTAAGGTGTGTATTGCTTATACTAGCCCCCCTTATTTTTCCAAGGAACGATATAGTGAAGATGCTGGTCAATCTTTCAAAAGATATGGTCAATATAATCTTTGGAGAGATGGGTTTTTAAAAGGTACATTAAAAAATTCTTATGATTTACTTATGCCGGGAGGTAGATTGTTTTGGAATATAGGAAATTTAAAAATTAGTAAAGGTAAATTTTTACCTCTTGAACAAGATAGTGTATCAAAAGCAATCGAATGTGGGTTTACACAAGAGAAAACCCTTTTAATGTTACAACGATTTGTTATAGGACGTGATAATAATTTAGAAAAAATGCAAGAAGCGAAATCAATGAATATTGTAAACGTGGACGGTAAATTAACTAAATATGAGCCTGTATTTCAGTTTAAAAAATAATTAAATACTATCCATAATAAAAATTTTTATTATGGATAGAGTTATTTTTTAATCATCTTCTTCTATTTGATAATATAACATCCATTTATATAAAGATGAACTTTCATCAATTTTTTTCATACTATAAAGTTTGTTATTGGATGATTTTAATATTGTAGCAAATCTAGGATCTAATGTCATTTCAAATTTAAACGATGCTCCATATCCAACACCATCTTCTCTAACATTAATAATAGCGATAGGAATATACTCATTAGAACCTTTAACTTTATATGCTAAGATAGGTGGTTCTTTATCAGTTACGGCTTCTAAATTCTCTTGTATTTCATCCCATTTATCAGTTTTAAAAATATCATTTATAATATTTTTATCTACAGACATATCACCTATAGCCATTGTTTCTTCATTTTCTGTAACTGATTTTAAAGGAAATTCTGATTTTATTTCATCTAACATACCCTTTTTTAATTTTTCATTGGATGCGATCGCTTTTATTGAATCAATTGCATACATTTTATTCATTCTTTTAATGTCACTTAATGCTTCTTGTGCTTTTTTATCATCCATAGATGCTTGTACTTTTAATGATGCAAGAAGTATTTTTCTACTTTCCCTATTATCACCTGTTATAAATTTATTAATGTTTATCTCTTTATTTTTTGCTAATAAAGCCTTTAGTTCATTTATTTCTGGTGTTGATGCAGAGGATAAAAGTCTATTAATTTCATCTTTATCAATACTATTAGATAAAGACCTTTTTAAGTTGGAAGCATATACAATAGGATCAATTTCAGGGGGTAAGTTTTTATCCCAAATTTTAAATTTTCCTGTTGATGAATTAAGAAAATTAATATTTTTATCTTTTTTCAATGAGACTTCATTCAGAATAACCTGGCCATTAGGTAGTTTTAATTTTATATAGACATCTGATGAAAATCCTTTATTTTTCTTATAGTCATTTAATCCAAGAGCTTCTACATCATCTTTAGTATCCCAACAAGTATGTGTAATTATTGAGGATGCATCATCAACATTAAATTCTTTTTGTATTCTATTATGAATAGCAGAAGCATTATTCGTAGCAGCTTTTATCCAATCTTTTGTTATGATTGTCTTTTCATTTTTCTCAAATTGACCTAAATGCGAAATTAAAGATTTACTAAATTCATTCATTTCCTTTTTAGATAATGATGTTGCAATCATCGTCATCAATTCCCCAGCTTGAGCTTGTAATTTACCAGCGCCCCCAGCGCCCCCATTTGTAAAAAATGATATAGGTGGTTCTGTAGAACTTATAGGTCTTGTATTCATCATTCTTATTAATATCTGTAATTCTCTTTGGGGAATCTTATTGGAAGAACTTAAAAATATAGGAGGTTCCCATTTATTTGATATAGATATATCATTTCCATTATAATCATTTAATTTTTTATAGAAATCATCATCACCTTTATCATAATCATAAAGACCTTCTGTAAATGCTTTTTGTTTAGATGTTTCAATTTCTTTTAATGTTTTATCTTTATCTCCTATATGTGTTGGATATTTTTTATCCACGATCGTTGATTTTAATGAAGATACCTTTGTTGCTGCCTCAGATTCTTTTTTTTCATTATCTTGCTGTATCAATTTGTCTAATTCATCTTGTGCATTTTGAGTCATTCTTAATCTTCTATCTTTTCCACCATTCTCAAAATACCATTGAGCAATTTCTTTGTCTGTTTTTAAATAAGAAGGTGCTGTACCTGTTTTTGATGCCTCTGAATCTTGTTTTTCTTTTTTTTCTTTAGGGGAAAGAGTCTCTTGTTTTTGTATAGGATTCTGAATTTGTGAATTCTTATCCCCACTCATTCCTTTATTATCTAATTCTTTAAAAATTGATCCATCTAATTTACCCTTTCGTGACCCATTTACATAGACATTATGTCCAATGTGTTTCCATCCACCACTAGTCAATTTTTGTACCATATCATAATGAGCTTTATCAACACCAAATTGATCTTTATGTATTTCTGGTTTCAGTCTTTCTTTTTTTTTACTATCCTTCTTTTTAGTAACAGGGGTTTTTGCAGTAGGTTCCTTCTTTTTTGAACCTACCATGCTTTTTACTATATCTTCTTTGACTTCTTCATCCAGATAGTTGACAAATCGTGACATTATTCTAGCCATCCTTTAATTCCTTTATTTTCACTTTCATTAGTTGAACTTGTTATACTACTACCAGAAATACTAAGAGCATACCTCTTTGCTGGATTAATAATCAAATTAGCTTGTGTTATAAATGATCTATTTAATAATACAGGTGTACTCATTGCGACTCTATTACTGATTGTAAATTTTATATCTTTATATGTGTCACCATTAAAAGTTACATTCAACAAAACAGCTGGTCTTTCTTCCATTTTTCCCATTGTACGAACATTTTTCATTCCATCTAGTTTATGCTCATATTTTTTACCATTACAAGTCCATGTAATATATTCTCCATCTATTGTCCATTTATCAGAATGTATAACACAATATGATCCATTACCTGTATCCATTTTGGCTTTCATATCACCTAAAGTTTCTATATTGATCATTTCTATATAACCACATTCAGTAGGAGTCTTATGCCAATTATTTCTATTAGTTATATGAGTTATAACTTTTTTAGTTATAGGTATTTTTGTTGCTTTTTCTATTCCTTCTGTTCCGGGAGATGAATTAATTTCGAGAACATACAATTTACCATCTTTCGTTTTCATTATATCAACACCTGCCCATACAGCACCCACACATTTTGATGCTAGTATAGCTAATTTTTCTACATCTTCAGTTATTTTTAAGGGAGCGACCGAACCTCCTAATGAATAATTAGAACGAAAATCTTGCTTAATCTTCATTCTTTTCATACCAGCTATATATTTACCACCTAAGATATGAATTCTCATATCATAATCCGCTTCTAAAAATTCTTGAATAATAACCTCTGTTCCTTGTTTTAATTTCCATACCGTTTGTAGAGTAGATTTCATTCCTTCTACAGAATCAACTAAAAATACACCAACTCCTTGCTCTCCTGTAAGTGTCTTTATTACACAAGGAAATTTACCCCCTACCTTTTTAAAAGCGGCTTCTATACCATTTTCATTAGATATAAGGGCTGTTTTAGGTGTAGGTATTTTAGCATCTGACATTTTTAAATAAGTTCTATACTTATCATAACATTCTTCTATACATTGTCTTGAATTTACACAAAATATACCATATCTTTCTAACTGTGACACAAAATCTAAACTTGCCTGTCCTTTGGTAACACTATTTCTTATTATAGCCACTGTATTATTTTTACTTATTCTGAATCCTACTTTATCACCAACATTATAAATTCGTAATTTACCATCATCATCCTTAGCAAGAAACACCTCTTCAGCATATGCAATATAATTTTTTATTTTCATCGTATCACACATTTCTTTTATTTTACCTGATGTTTTATAATAACCACCGGACTTTTTACGACTTGTTATTACAATAACTCGTATATCCTTATCTATTTCTTCTTTTAAATAGTCATCTAATGATATCATATTTTATTCCTCTTTATAATATTTACAATATTGATAAATCTTGACATTAATTCATCTCCAATTCCTTATCAGATAAAAATATTTCTATTCTATTCTTTGTATTGTAACTACTTTTATTCCAGTCTTTATCAGATATTGTTAATAATTGGATATTATCTAATTCACATTGTTTTTTCTTTATTACATCATTTATTTTCTTTTCAGATCTACTATGCCAATACTCTCCATTGATTTCTATTGCTTTTTTAAGATGAGGAAAATATAAATCAAGTTCAAGAAAATGATTTGTATTTGGGTTAATAATAGTTCTCCTATCATTCATTATGTATGTTATGTTTAATGTATTTATAAATTTTCTTATTTCAATTTCTTCTTTTGATACACTACATTTTCCACATCTCTGACCGTCTCTCCAATGTCTAACTGAAATAGAATGTCTATGTTTGGCAGGACAAATAAATTCTATTTTTGTTGTATTTTGAGTTTTATATTCATCTTCCTTTGTTATTACATTATATCCTTCATCTTCAAAAGACTTCTTTATATCAGAAAACTCTATTTGAGCTTGATTTTGACAATATGGACATCTAATCCCTCTCTTGAATGCTGTATATGTAATATAGTGACTATGGCCGTTAGGACATTTGTAGTTCAATTTTGTTCTATAACCAGAAATTTTATATTCAGGTATAAATACTGTGTATCCATTAGAATTAAATAATTTTAATATTTGCTCATTTGAAATAGGGGAATTTTTTCTACATTTTCCACATCTTTGCCCAGAAATCCAATTACCCACACTTATTCTATGATAATGTCCATTAGGGCATGTAAAATATAAAAATTGATACCTATTAATATATTCTTTCGTATGTAAAACATATCCTTCATCTTCAAATGATTTACTCAATAAATCGAAATCTAATTTGTTTTTCTGATTTATTATAGGATTTGAACATTTATTTGAACAATATAATAATTTTCCATCAAGACGAATAAATTCTTTATTGCATCCCTTACAAATAAAGTAATTATAATGTCGTTTTGGTTTCAAATAATATTCTTCTCTTTCTTTATAAATGTTAAATCTTTTAATATTTTCTTCTGTAAGTTCTATGGTTTTTGGGTACATTGACATTAATCCATCTCCAATTCCTTATTAGATAATTCTCTAACAAGATCAGTAGCTACAGCCTTCATAATATTAATAAATCCTTTGCCTATAAAACCCCATCCCGATAGATTTGTTATATTCTTATGCCCACCTGATTGAGCTTGAATAATATCCCAAGCTGATACTGATATAGTTCTTAATATTTTATGATCTTTCTGTGAAAGTTGACTAAATGGTGTATTCATTATTGTTTTCAACATATCATAATATGTTTCAGTATCTTGTAAACCTTTAGTATATTTTTTAAATAATGCCATAAAATCATTCATGGTAAATCCCATAGAATTATCGGTAACACCTCGTTCAAATGACATTTTTATATAATCAGCTGATACCATTATTCGTTTAAGGTCTCCCTTATATTTTGATATTACTTTTTGGGCTAATTCACCTAAATGATATGGATTATCACCTTTTATGAACGGGTTTACAGTAGCTTGTAATAAACCAAGAGGCCACATCATTACAAGATATTGAGCTGTAGGATTAACCTTAAATACTGTATATCTATCATATACAACTGTCTTACTTACAAGTGAACTACTTCCATATTGGACAACACAATTCCCAAACATCATGGATTCACCTGTTTTCAAATTAATTATATCACTTAAATTACCTTGTTTTTTTCTTATTTCTTGATTTTGAATATAATTTTGCATTCCAGAATCTACCTCTTCTGGTGTTTTATATCCATTCTTTTTAGCAAGATATTTAATTATAATATACATATTAGTTAAAGAAGGTTTTGCCATTAAAACTAATTGGTCAAGAAATCCCTTTTTATTTTTATATGCTAATAACAACTTATTAACAACTAATCCCATAAAAATCCTATTTTTACTAACATCTATTTTAGAATTGACTTCAAATGCCGCTCTCATAACATCATCAGGTGTTATATCATTTTTAGCAAAATCAGCACTATCAACCATTGATATGAGTTTTAAATCTTCTTGTGGAAAGGAATCAGATTTTGGTATAATAGTTGATAAATATGCAGCATTAGATGGTGTATGTACGAATGATGTTGATGTTCTGTCAGAAACACCTACTTGACCTTCATGATGATCTGTATGAATATGCATTATAGCATCTTTACCATGAGCAAAATCAACAAGAACATGAAGTGTTTTATCTTGTGGTTTAGGAACAGAATATTCCATCCCTCCATAATTTATCATATGAGTATCAATAATTTTTATACCATATCCTTCAAGATATGTCTTGATGGCTATAGCTGATGTTACACCATCAAGGTCTTGATGAAAATATATTTCAGCATTTTTGTGAGTTTTTGCAAGCTCACGAATATTGCGAATTCCAGATTCATTTAAGACTTGTATCAACCCATCTTCATATAAACAGAAATCTATCTTTTCTACTATATTCATTATCTATCTCCTTCTATTTTCTTATTTAAATATTTTCTTAATTTCTTATTTTTTAATTTCCTTCTTTCTATCTTTGTACCAAATTTTGGATAGAACTTTTGTATATTCGTAGATGTTGTTGCTCCATTAGGATCTGTATATCCCTCTCCCTGTTGTGAACTAGGGGTGCCTCCTGTGTCATCTTCATTTACACTTCCTATATCTTGTTTTATCATTATTATAGAATTATAAAAATTATTATATATATCAAATTCATCTTGAGATGCATTCATATCTATTAAAACTTTTTTAATTTTTTTAAGAGATGTTAATATATATTCGACATCATTTAACCATTCTTTATAATTTGTTATTTCAATCCCAAATATATTTCTCATTACTAATTTTAACATAGAGGAGAGGCCAATAAATGAATTATCTATTTCCATAATAAATGAGACAATCCTTTGTCTATTAACACTTTTTATATCTGATTTTAATTTTAATTTTAAATCATCTTTTTCCTTACCATTTTTCGTAATAATATATTTACAGATAAGACCAATAATATTAGATACTTCTTTTCCTGCTCTTTCAAGATAATCAAAAATCGTATCAGATCTCTTTATCTGAATGCCTATTTTATTACCTACTTTTTTAATATTATCAAATACAGAATCAGGAACACCAATATTTTCATTTAATATGATAAGTGATATATCTTCAAATATATTATCCTTTTTAAGATATTCATTAAATATATTCATTATTTTCCATTCCTTGAAAGAAATAATTCTAATTGTTGTTTCATATTTTCTGTATGCTCCTTTAGGTTTTCTCTCATTTCTAATTTTATACCATTTATAATAGATGTTTCTAATTTAAATTGTGTTAAACTAGAAATTATAACACCCAATGTTATAATTATACTGAAAACAGCAATAAGGATTTTTATTTTAGTAAGTATACTTCTAATTCCATTAACAACATCATTACCTTCAAATTTTCTAATTTCTTCTTTTATTATTCCTATTTCATCAACAACAGTAGGTATTGTATCAGAAACCTTAGTTAATGATATATTTATAGAACGTAACATATCAGTATTTGATGTATTTGTTTCTTGCAAATTATCAATTAATCTTTCTACTATGCCAGGAAGAATATCAGTTGAATTATATTTTTTATCATCTGTCATTAGAATATTTCCATTTTCTATTAAATGATAATATTGTATTATTCAAATTATTTATAGCTTTTCTAGTTTCTTGTAATGTTTCACCTTCTAATTTTTCCAATTTTCTTATAATTTTATTTTGTTGATGTACTGATTCTGTAATATCTTTAACAATACCACTACACCCAACAACAGATTTATTATCATCAAGTAAAGGAGATTTTATAATTTCTACAATAATTTCATTTCCGTTTATATTATATTTTTTTATAAATCTTTCTACTTTATCTGTTATCGTTGTGCATTCCGTAGAATTTAATATATCTTCATCAAGATGAAAATCTCTAAGAGCTTTATTAGCGAATATTATATTTTTACATGAATCATTCACCCAAACCATATCATCCATAGAATCAAGAAATGATTCTAAAACTGAATATAATTCTTTAAATTTTTTACGAGAATTATCAATATCTTCTTTTGCTTTAATCATTTCGGTTATATCAATAGAAACACCACCTAACAAATCACCGTTTATAGGAAATTTTGTTACCATATATGTATTTCCATTGATTTTATTTTCAGATATTGAAGATGTTTTCTTTTCAAAAACGATTTTATCATTTTCTGCCATATCATCAGCAATGTCTTTGGGCCATATATCATGTACAGTTTTACCTATTACTTCTAATGAAGGTTTTTTAAGAATTTTTTCATAATATTTTGATATTTTTATAAATTTTGATTGTTCGTCTTTTATATACATTGATACCGGACAATATTCAAAAAACTGATTTATAGCCTTTTCACTTTTTCTATAACGAGTTTTATCAATACTTGTATAAATTGTTGCATTTTTTCCTTTATACCATATAACATCTGGATGTATTTCACAATAAAGAGTTTTACCATCCTTTTTTATTATTTCAACTTCTTCATACATGTCTGGAATAGATTCATATTTACCTTCTAATCTTAATAAGGCTCTTGATGAAAATGTTTCTCTATCCTTATGTGTAAATAGATTACCAAATTTCAATGTTTCTAAATCTTTGTTAGTATATCCAGTTTTTTGATAAAATGTATCATTAGCATAAAGAATTTCTTCCCCTCTATTAATAATAATTATAACAGTTATTGTGTCTAGAACTGTGGCCAATATATTAGATTCACGCCTATCATTTTCCACAGGAATATTAATACGTCGTCTATTATTCATTACATTAACTCCTTATTATTCTTTTTAATGACCCATCCTTTAAGGCTTGTAAAGCATAAAATTCTATAGCTGGTTCATTTTCAGGTACATTATATTTATTTCTTATTTTATTTTCAATCTCTTTAGGAATTGATATCTCTAATTCTAAAAATGCTTGACAATTAGCCTCACTATCATCTATAAGGCGAACTCTTCTGTATAGACCACTTGATAGATATTTTAAAATTGTTAGTTTCTTTTTTGTAGGTAAATCTGCTTGTGCTTTACCCGGATTACCAACCCTCTCTACATATATATTATCAATAGGAATACCAAAGTCTCTCATTGCTTGTAGAAAAACTTCTTTATTGTCTAAATCTGCTCTACCAGTTAATATAACAATCTTTGATCCTCTTTTATTAATATTTTGGAACATTCTTTGGATTCTATTAATCATTTTGGTTACTGGTTTAGATGTATTTTTAAAATATTCAGCATTTCCATATTCACTAAAATCAAATGTTTCACCTTCTTGTTTATCATAATGAAGAAAGGCAAAATTACCTAATCTGTTTGTAATTTTTCCGTTTTTATATACATTTATTTTAGCATTTGTGTAAAGTATGGTATCATCTAAATCCATAAATGTTATGCCAGGGCCATAAATACTTGAATTTTCTGAAATAAAAGATTTTAATCTCATAAGTTTTCCTCACATAGTAGTTATATTATTTTATATTATTTATTATAAATAATATTTATATCAGTATATATCTATTTAGGAGAAATTTATATGAGATTAAAGAATTATATAACAGAAAAGGAAACAAAGGGTTTAGGGATAACATTTGTAGACCTTGATGAGACATTATTTAATACATTTGCTAAAATAAACGTCATAAAGAATGATAAAATAATTAAATCACTTACTAATGCAGAATATAATAGTTATAAAAAAGAAGATGGAGAAACATTTGATTATTCTGAATTTAGAAATGCAAAATTATTTTATGATACATCTAAACCGGTAACCAAAATGATAAAAAGAGTGGTTAGAATTATAAACCATTCTGAACAAAGAGGATCAAAAGTTATAATTCTTACGGCTAGAACTAATTTAGATAATAAATCTTTATTCTTAGAAAAATTTAGAAAAGAAGGATTTCCTATAGATAAGGTATATGTTGAAAGAGCTGGTAATCGATCTGGTATATCAATACCATATATAAAAAAAGAAATTATAGTTAAATACTTAAAAGATGGTGTTTATCGTCGTGTTAGATTATTTGATGATTATTTAACAACATGTAAAGAATTTTTAACAATAAAACAAGATATTCCGACAGAAATTTTAAATAAGGTTCGTAAAACATATAATTTATATGATATTGCTGATGAAGATCTTATATCATTTGAATCATATAATGTTCAACCTGATGGGTCTGTCAAGGAGATAAAATAATGAGATTACAAAAATATATGGTTAATGAGACAATAGTACCATCATGGATTTTAAAAATTTTTAATATAGTAAAATCAGAATTATATAAAATGTCATTTAGTGAATTTGTAAAAAAATGTGAGAATGATTATAATAAAATTTTATTATCTGTATTGAAAAAAATAGATACAACGAATAATAAAAATCAAGAACCCATAACGTATAAAATATCAGATATTTTAGGTAAGGTATTTTATATTGTAGGTACAACAGATAAAGAAAAAATAGAAGATAAAAAATTTATCAATTTATTATTAAAAACTACTAAAGATAAAAATATAAAAGAAAGACTTTTCAATTTAGATCAAAAATTAGATATAAATGATTCTTTACGTTATTGTAATAGGAAAGAAATATTTGAAAACCCAATAAATGAAGATGCTGCCCATTTATGGAAACTTATAAAAACAGAAGCATTTCCTACTATGTCATTTTATCCGGCTCTTCAGGTTTGGCTTGAACTTGATAAGGTATTGAAAGGCACAGAATATAGTGGTAAAGTAATTGGTTTTTATGCTTCATTTTGGCTTATATTAATATCTGGTAAACATATAGCTCAATGGATGAAATGGAAAAAAGAAAATCCTGAGCAATATAAAAAAGAAAGAGAAGAAGGAAATGGTGGTATCTTATAATGAGACTTAAACAATATATAGCAAATGAAATGATAAATGAGATTGCAATATCATCTTGGATTTCTAAAGTAAAAACAGAGGTTTCTAAACTATCAATAAAAGAAATAGAAAGAAAATGTAGAGAAGCATTCTATCAATTAGCTGATGCATTATTGAAAAGATTGGATGATACAAAAAATGATAGTATAACTGTTAAAATAGCTGATGAAATATCTAAACTTTTTATATGGCAGGCACAACAAAGAAAGAAAGAATGGATACTGATGAACTGATAAAACATATAATAGAATTGAAAAATCGTAAGATAAATGAATCTGTGTCAGCAACAGTAAAGAAAGATGAAATTGTATCGGTCGTTGTATCTTATCCAGTATATTCACTTGCTATATATATTGATATTATTTCTGGTAGATATATAAAAAATATGAATTTTATGTCTATAATATATGCTGCAATATTCTTAGTATATTTGTCTGCTAAACATATATAGGTTATAAAGAAATATAAAGAGGAACAAGAGAAAAAGGGAAGAAGGAAGGCCGATTTGCCTTCAACAGGAGGATAGAAATGAACAACGATATAAAGCCAGGTGATTGGGTAGAAGGAACAGCATTAGGTGGTATAATGGACTATAGAATGAAAGGTATTTTTATTTCAACATATGGTCAATGGGCTGTAGTGGCTTATTATGATACAACATCTGGTAAGAATAGAAAGAAGAAATATAAGCAAATATACAAATATAAGAAGGTTGAAGGAAAACCAGACAATGCATTACTAGCCTTTGCTAAAAACATGGTATGTGGAGGGTAAAAGATAATATGAATGAAAGTACAGTCAGTAAAATAGATAACTTCTTGAATGAAAAAGAAGAAAAAACAGATATAAAAGTAAAAATTATGGAATTTTTGAAAGATAATCCAAATCCAGAAGATAGTAAAATCCATAAGTTTGCTGATGAACATAATATTAATTCACATAAATTAGAGGAAGAAATATACAGTATTCTTACATCATTTCTAAGTAATGGGCGATTTAATGAATCCGGTAAAAGTGAAGATGATATATATAAAAAAGAAATAGAAATGGGTATAAAGGTAGAAGCAGAACATACAAATTATCCAATGATGGCAAGACGTATAGCATTAGATCACCTAGCTGAAATTCCAGATTATTACACGCGTTTGAAAAAAATGGAGGATGAAGGTAAGAAGGAACACAGTATAAAAGAATAATATGTCATATCAAAGTAGCACATATAATCCTAAGAAGCATACTATATACTCACCTATAAACGAAGAAAAGTATATAGGTAAAGAATATCCAATTTGTAGGTCAAGTTGGGAAAATGTATTTTGTAACTGGTGTGATAGAAACCCAAACGTAGTAAAATGGTCATCAGAAGCAATACAAATACCATATTATGACCCTACTAAGAGAAAAATGAGAAGGTATTATCCAGATTTTACTATGATTATATTAGATAAAAATGGTAAAGAAAATAAATATGTTATAGAAATAAAACCAAAATCCCAAACATATCCTCCTATAAAAAAGAATAAAAAAAGTTCTTCTTATTTATACGAATATGTTACATATCAAATAAATATTGCCAAATGGAATGCTACTATTATGTTTTGTAAAAAAATGGGGATGAATTTTAAAATATTAACTGAAGACGATCTATTTAAGAATGGCAAACCAATATAATATTCATTTATAAAGGAGTAAGAATGTTAATTGTAAAAGATAGAGTACAAGAAGGAATGGTATGGTTTAAGAGTGGACATTTTTATTCATTTTATTATAGTAATTATCAAAATGATCCTATTCCAACTGTTATTATGTTAAATTATGTTTATGGAACCCACCCAACTACTGGAAATCGACATAATTATATACAGTGTATAAATTTAAGTTATATAAACAGAAACATAAGAAAAAAATTTATTGATATGTGGATGCCTACATATCAATATAATAGAGGAAATGTAAAACTTACATGGGATATGGTTATTAAAAAATATCCATATCTTAAATTTGCTGTAAGACGATATCTATTGAAAAGAAATATGATGAAATATGCAAAGGAGATAAAAGAAGCTGATATCGAAAAAGAAGTTGTGTCAACATGGACAAGAGATTATTCAGTAATGGCAATGAAGCAATTGACTATATTGAATGATAGAATGAGACCACAAAGACCAGGAAAACCAAAGAACCAAATGGCAAAAAGTTTAAGTAAATACCTATATAAAAGATCATCTATGAGGTAATAAATGTCAGAAACTTATATATATTTTTATAAAAATGAAATAAGAAATATAGAGCTTACAATTAGGGATCAAAATGAATCTCCATTTTATCCAGATTATGCGGAATCATATATTGAAGATGTAAATCATAATATTATTGTTGAAAATGCTACAAGAAGTGTAAGTAGTAATAAAGTTCGTATGTTAATAGATACAGATGTAACATCCGATCCTAAAATATATAATGTGATATGGACAATAAATAAAAATTCTATATCATTTAAACATAAAACAATTTTAACTGTACGAAAATTATAAATTTGTTTTAAAAATAAATATTATAAACAATATAATAGAGGACTTCAAATAATGAGAAAAAACTTTATAGGTAGAACCAGAGACACATACGGAAATGCTTCTCCTAATATTGATGTAATTATATATGAAGCAGGAACGACAACACCCGCCAAAATATATATAAATATTGATGATGTTATTCCTGTAATAACACCACCACAAGTCACGTCAGATTCGGATGGTTTATTCAATTTTTTCATTGATACAGATGATTATAATGGAGTATTATTTGATATTGTTGTATCTGATATAACATATGACCATATTGATATACTAAGAACAGGAACATCTGGAACATCTGGTAGCTCTGGAACATCTGGATCAAGTGGTACAAGTGGTTGGGGAACATCTGGAACATCTGGTATTTCCGGTAGCTCTGGAACAAGTGGTTTAAATGGAACATCTGGTAGCTCTGGAAGCTCTGGAAGCTCAGGTACAAGTGGTACTTCAGGCACAAGAGGCACAAGTGGATCAAGTGGTACAAGTGGATCAGGTAGTTCTGGTACATCCGGTACAAGAGGAACATCTGGTAGCTCTGGAACAAGTGGTTTAAATGGAACATCTGGTAGCTCTGGTACTTCAGGCACGTCTGGTAGCTCTGGCAGTTCAGGCAGTTCAGGCAGCTCAGGCACGTCTGGTAGCTCAGGTAGTTCAGGCAGCTCAGGCAGTTCTGGTAGCTCAGGTACGTCTGGTAGCTCAGGTTCGTCAGGCACAAGAGGCACATCCGGAAGCTCTGGAACATCTGGTAGCTCTGGTACGTCTGGTAGTTCAGGTACATCTGGTAGCTCTGGTACTTCAGGCACAAGAGGCACAAGTGGTTCATCTGGTTCATCGGGCAGCTCTGGTACATCTGGTAACTCAGGTAGCTCTGGTTCGTCCGGTATTTCAGGTAGTTCTGGTACTTCAGGTAGCTCAGGCACAAGAGGTACATCCGGATCAAGTGGTACAAGTGGATGGGGAACATCTGGTAGCTCAGGCAGCTCTGGTATTTCAGGCACAAGTGGTATATCAGGAACGTCTGGTAGCTCTGGAACATCTGGATCAAGTGGAAGTTCAGGTAGTTCAGGTAGTTCAGGTAGTTCAGGTACAAGAGGAACATCTGGTAGTTCAGGTAGTTCAGGTACATCATTTTTTGGTGTAACATCAGGCAGTTCTGGTAGCTCTGGTAGCTCAGGCACATCTGGTACTTCAGGTAGCTCAGGCACAAGAGGGACATCCGGATCAAGTGGTACAAGTGGATGGGGTACATCCGGTAGCTCAGGCAGCTCTGGTATTTCAGGCACAAGTGGTACATCAGGTATTGATGGATCATCAGGCACATCAGGTACTTCTTTCTATGGTGTTACAAGTGGAAGTTCTGGAAGTTCTGGTATAAATGGTTCATCTGGAACATCAGGTAGTTCAGGTATTGATGGATCATCAGGCACATCAGGCAATGATGGAATATCAGGTAGCTCTGGTACATCAGGAATTGATGGAATATCAGGCACTAATGGCACATCAGGTACTTCTTTCTATGGTGTTACAAGTGGAAGTTCTGGTATAAATGGTACATCTGGAACATCAGGCACATCCGGTAGCTCAGGAACAAGAGGCACATCCGGATCAAGTGGCACAAGTGGATGGGGAACATCCGGTAGCTCAGGCTCATCCGGTATTTCTGGTTCATCGGGTACATCTGGTATAAGTATAAATGGAAGTTCAGGTACATCTGGAACATCATTTTTTGGTATAACATCTGGCACATCTGGTATAACAGGAACATCTGGTACAAGTGGTGTAACTGGTAATGTATTTCAATACATTGCTGATAATACAGTAGATGAAGAAATTACTGTAAGAGCAACAAATACAGGAATCACAGCATCAAGATCCTCAAATATAATTTCTTTTACAATTCCTAATGATGTAACAATGTTAGCAGCCACTATAAGAATAAAAGGATCAAATGTCATAAGTGGCCAGGTAATTATTGATACTGGATTTAATGCTACCGGTTGGTATAATAGATTTGCTCCTAATTTTCAAGTTTATAGAGAAGATACCGGTAATATGATAGCAGTAAGTGCTAATCAAAATACAACAGATTTTGATAGATTCACGATTTCTGGATGTAATACATCGGCATCAAACTATATAAAACTAGTATTTTAAGAAATAGGAGGTAGAATGTCTAATACTTTTGCTGCCGGGTATGAAATAATAAATGTTAATGATATTGGTAATAGTTTATGGTTAGTATCTGGAAATGTTATTGATTATAGTCTTTTTGGATATACTGCTGTTGATGTTATTGAAAATGATATCATCATAGACGAAAGTTTATATTTTGGTACAAATAATCGGTGGAAAATAGTTAATATATTTTATGCTGTTGGGAAAAGACTTGATTGTTTAGTTCAATGGGATGATTTTGGTGAAGAAGATACTAATGGCCCATCTATATGTGTTGCTGCTTTATGTAGAACAACAAATGATTTACGAATAAGTGAAATACCTACATCAGAATATGCTCAAATTTCAGATGTTCTTGAATTACGACTACAATCAATAGATAATAGATTTATTGATAATGGTGTAGGAAATATTAGTTCTGGTGACAGCACCATAGGAACACCTACTGATAATAATTGGTTAGATGGGTTTTTTCCTTGGAATAATGAAACTAAAATAAAAGATGCTTTTGATGATATAAATGAAGAATTATTATCTTTAAGTGTCTCATGCACATCAGGCAGCTCAGGTTCGTCAGGCACATCCGGTAGCTCTGGCACATCCGGTAGCTCTGGCACATCCGGTAGCTCTGGCACATCCGGTAGCTCTGGTTCATCCGGTAG